TCTAGGAGCGTGTCTGTGGCGTTCTCACACTCTTTGACGTCTAAGTTACCTAGTATATCTTTTACTGCGTTGTATCTGCTTCTGAAGTCGGGGTCAAACTTTACCTCGTGTTCAAAGTTCTTTAATGAGTGTATTACCGTTGCGTGTCCTCTCTCTAGGAACTCACCTATAACTTGTAAGGTTTGCTTATTGTCTCTAGCAAATCTATAGAATATACTCCTAGCTTGTACAAAATCTTTTTGTCTTGTTCTTATTACTACGTCACAATTAGTAACCGTCTCTACGGCTACTCTAATAACCTCCAACATCTTCGTGTTTGTCTCCTGTCTTAATCTCATAGTTATTGATTCTTTATCTCTGTCTTCTTATCTTCTGTAAGGTTATCAAATGATGTGTTAAATGTTTTCTGAGCTTTAGCCTCATTGATTATATCTATAGCTCTCTCAGGTGTTCTGTCTGTCGTTATGCTTAAGTAAAATGAATCTGCTAAGCTTTGGTATTCTGCCTTTAATTCTTTAAGCTCTAGCCTTAATAGTATTAGTGTATATAGTTCGTCTTTTGTCATATTTGTTTTTTATTGTTCTTATTATTTCATTCTTGTTGTTCTCCACTCTGCAAACTGAAACCCATCAACCTTGTTGTCTCTATTCAATTCTGCAGTTAATTGATTAGCAGTTCCGTCAGCTACATAAAAACTAACTCCGCACATATCTTCAAAATTTGAAGTTACTTTGAATACCTGTAAAGTGTAAGTTAATAATAAGTCATCTATCTCCTCTTGACAAGACATGTTTTCTAATTGCTCTTGTAATCTGTTTAGTTTTCTGTAAGCCATGATATAATTTTTAGTTGTTAGTTATTATTTTTGATAAAGATATTATAGTTTATATGTTAAGTTTAATTCGTAGTTGTGAGCGTTTCCTTCTCTTTTAAATGACTTTAGTACTAAGTCGTTTGCTACGCCTCTTACCTGCTTAAGTACTTCGTATCTCTCAGTAGTGTAGTTATATTGTATGTAAGTCCATTCGTTCATAGTAGTTGTTTTTAATTATGATACAAAGATACAAACCTTTATTAGTTAAAAAAAACTTTTATTGAATTATTTTCAAAAAAAAAGCCCTACATCTCTGTAAGGCCTAATTTCACTAGGGTTATCTTTAAAAAAAACTTTTAATAATCATAGTCGCAATCATATTCAACACAAACCCAATCGCTAGAGCCGTCTGAATACGTGTAAGTATAACAATCTTCACAAGGCGCAGGCTCACAACCTACAGCAAACAATATACATAGTGATACTATAGCTACAATTAACATTTTTACTACTAACTCGATAGCCTTCTCTTCTTTATTTAATTCATTTTTCATAGTTTTCTTTTTTTTATGGTTTATATATCTTGTCCTTCTAAATACTTCTCTAAAGCTGCTAGGGCACGCCAAGCTACTTTAGTTAGGTGTAACATTCCATCTGTGTCTACAGGGTTTACACTATGGTCTATTAGGTGTCTAGTTAGGGCGTCTAGTTCGTCCTTTGATTTATCCCTATCCCAATGTAAAGGTGTATTAGGATGGTGTTGGTCATTGCCTGCTTGAGAGCATTTAGACACTTCTTTAATTGCTAAAGGAAAGTATTTCAATACACCTGAAAATACAGGAGTTGCTTTTCTTTGGGCCGCTACGTCTTGGTTTCCGAATGGTGGATTCTCTAACATATCACAGGCGCAGTCATCTTGTGCGCCTGTGTAACTCTTATAGTACTCTAGCATTATAGTACCATTAATTCGTTAACGGCTGTCTTGCCACCTAATACTACAGCACATCCAATAGCAGGTTTTTTACCTACTTTCATATAAGCCATAGCATAAGATTTAGCATCAATACCACAACCTACTTGGCATCCAAATACTCTAGAGTTAGCGCCTACAAAATACTCAGTATATGCCTGTGTATGTAAGTGGCCCTGAACGGTGCTTCTCATATCTGAGCGCGCTTTAGTCTTTGCAGTTCCTGCTTCTCCGTGTATGTAAAGAACATCATCAATTTCTACATCAGTAACAAACTTCCAATTTGGAGTCCTTAGCACTTCTTTGTAGTCCTTAACCCATTCTTTAGGTACACCACCACTTTGAGCCTTACGCATAATAATCCTATCGTGATTACCTACAGTAACGTGAGCATCAGGCCATCTATGGTAGTACCTTTGTAATCTTTGGATAGCTAACTCTAATTCTTGGCCTCCACCCATACCATCAGCGTCTGTCTCGTGGTAACTTGAGTAGTGATTGTCAATAACGTCTCCAATAAATACCACTCTATTACAATTGTATCTCTCATATACTTCAACGCAATGGTCGAAGTAGCTGTCTAGGTCAAAGGGTGCGTGTAAGTCGCCTACTACTAATACTCTAGACTCTTTGTTATTAAAGAACTCGAATGATGCTAATTTAGCACCCTGTAGTCTTGGTCTAACGTCTGCCTTTTTGTTTTTCTTTTTAGTTGCCATAATTGATTTTAGGTTTTTTAAGGTTTTCTATTTCTTTTGCTTCGATTAAATTCGCTACGTATAAGAGCTCTGAGGCTATTCTCTTATACTGCTCTGCGTCTGTCTTGTCCTTTCCTGTGGAGTGAAACCACTGCAGCCTAGTTGCTAGTTGGTCGGCTATAGTGGTTAGCTCCTTAACAGGTTTTTTCTTGAGTTGGTTACTGTTTAGCTCCTGCATATATCTTAGATAAGTCATCTATTAAATTAACTAAACAAGGGCTACAATTAGTTACCTTACGCTTAGACTTAAACACGTGGTTATAAATCTCTACAAGCTCTCTCTGTGTCGAAGGGTTAACGCTACTAGGTCTCTTAGGCTCAAAGAAGCTTTGTAAGAACTCAAATTGCTCTGTCTCTAGATTGTTTAACTTTCGATTAGGGAATAACTTATTCAGCTTCTCAGCTCTAGCAGCACAACCGCAATCGTCAACTAATGCTTCTACCACTTTTTTAATTCCTGTTACTTCTGTAAATTCTGTTACTATATCTCCTAGTCCTGAGTTTTTAGCTTCTCCTAAGATTTCTAATACTACAGCTTTTTTAATCCGTAACTTTTGAGCTATTTTGCCTGAGGTAAAACCTTCAGCGTTTAACTCGAATACTCTGTCATTTTGATTATCCATTATATAGGGTTTTTAATTGTTAAAATAAATAAACTCGAAGCAACTTTTCACAATCCATTTTCTCGTGATTATAGTCTCCTTCAACCATAAAGGGCTTTACTTTCGTGTAGCCTAAACTTTTAGCTTCTTTTAAGGTTTTGATAATATCTTCTATTTTTGGGCTCTCTTTAAACTGAAAAGCTCTTTTAGGTAGTTCTGCCATTATATAGGGTTTTTAATTAATACTGCAAATATATGTAATTTAATTAACATACACAAGCTTTTTGTTATTTATTTTATTAAATCGTACTCTTCATTTAAAAAGTCTTGGTAATCTTCGTGAAGCTTCTCAGCTATAAGTAACTTAGACCTCTTAATTGATAGGTAGATAGTTCGTATTCCTATCTTAGACTCTTCTGCTATTGTTCTAAAGCTTTTACCTGTCTCTAGGTACGTTCTAAATAACTCATAGTCAAACCACGTTGAGCCTTCCTTTACGATGCTATACATCTTTTGTTCTATGGCCTCTAGACCTACTTTATCTCTGTCAATTCCCTCATCTATAAAATTGTACTTCTCCTCGAAATCGTATTGGCTACCTAGATAGTTATACTTTAGATTTGATTTCTTTTTTATAGTATTGACTATTATTGAACGCAGTACAAAAAACATATATCCTTTAGATACTTTGCCCTTAGTGTTTACAACCTTGTCAAACAAGTCTTCATATCTCGCAAGCCTTAAATAGGCCTCTTGTACAAAGTCTTCAGCGTAGTTATAAACCTCATTATTATTATTGGCAATTGCTCGAGCCATTTTAATATACTCAGAGTGGTACTCGGCTAACATCTCTAAGGCTTTATTCTTGTTATTCATTTTAAAAAGCTATTTCAGGGTTAATATTAGGTATTTCCATACTCGCCATCTTGCTGTGGTCTATAACATCTCTACCTGCTACTGTAAAGGCTACGTTACCTGCTTGCATCCTTAAACTTATAGGCGTATCCATACCTGTGGGCCTACCGCCTGTCTCTGTCTCTTTTACCTTTACTACGTGAATATCTGAAACCATCCATCTAGTAGGGTGCTGTGTGTATCTGTGAATACTTATTACATCATCGGCTCTGTTACCCCATTTACCACCGCCTTCTACGTCTGCCATTCCACAAGGTTGAGGTAGTCCTGCAAATTCGTGGTCTGCTGTATGTTTACGTCTGAGGGCCTCAGTAACTGCGTGAGCATTAAGCCAAATAGTAACTTCATTTTCTTTACAAAATAATCGCATTTCAGAAGCTACTTGATAATCGTATTCGTGGCCACCAACAGAGCGTAATAATTGAGGGTCTTTTATTAGTGAGTTGTAAGGGTCTATAAGTAAACCATCGTAATGCCAAACATCTAATATCTGCTTAGCTTCTGCCATTAGGCTACGGGCACTATATAACTTATCTACTTTCACTATTTTAAAGTGGTCGTTAATCCACTCCATTTCAGTCTCAATCTGTGCATCAGGTATTTTCTGTATTGGTGTACCTGTCTTAAATTCTAGTAATTTTCTAGCTATACTATAATCTGAATTCTCAGAACTAAATATAAGCCATTTTAAGTCGTGCTTTAAAGAGTAAGCCATTTGTAAGTACAATATTACTGTAGTCTTTCCTGTGTTGGCGTGTCCTACGCAAATGTTGAAAGCTCCTTTTTTGTATCTTAAGTATTGGTCTACCTCTTCTATATCTAAACCTAAGCCCTGTTGTATTCTGTCGTACTTTACATCGTAAAGCTTTTCTTTAATTAATTTAATATCTGTTAACATCTTAGGGTTTTTAAGTTAGTGAATAAAAAAGGGGGCTGTTAAACCCCCGTAATAATCTTCTAACTAGAATGGTAAATCAGGTGTCTCTCTACCTGATAAAGACTGTTCAGAAGCTTCTGTCTGACGTTCTACACGCTCTGCTGCTTGTATGTTACCATCTGTCCAAACTACTTTCCCGTTTCCGATATAAGCTTTAGCCTCTTTAGCTTCTCTTTGCTCTTTAGTCTGCTCCATAGCGGCTGATGCGTTCTGCCCGTAAGCGTTAGTGTCATCATTTACAAAGATAGTCACGTTAGCCCATCCTTTGTCGTTGAAAGTAATCTTGTCTTTACTGATTCCTACTGATATAATTGTACTCATAATTTTTGTGCCTCTCTTAAAGGCTTCTATTAGGGTTTGATTGTTGGCGTTATCGCCTGCGCAAACATACAACTTTTATTTGATATATGCAAGCTTTTTTTAATTTATTTTTACTCTGATTTACTCGCTTTTAAAAGACTACCTAGCACCGTTGGGTCTAAGTCATATTTAACCTTCACTTGTGCAACAGTTACTTGCTTATTAGTCACAGCTTGTATGGCCTTTAAGTATGCCTCTGAGTTAATCTTTAGCTGAGGCTTAGCTACAGGTGCTTTAGCTACAGGTGCTTTAGGGCCTTTGCCGTGCGTGTTAGTTGCATCAGCGTCTTTGGTGTCATCTAATAAGAATAAACCTCCTAGAGCGTACTTACGTGCGTATGAGCTAGATGCTCCTGAAGCTTGGGCCTTGTCCATACCTTTACGGTTTAAATCTAGACCTGCTTGAGCTTTTACTGAGAACGTATTGTCTCCGTCTGTAATGCTTGCTGTAGACTCTACAAACAATGCGCCACCTACTTCAATTACTTCGTCAGAGATACTTAGGAATAATCCTTGAGCGAAGGCCAAAGGTTTTGCAGCTTCGAATATATCCTCTGCATTTCTGTAGCTATACTTCCCGAAAGAGTTGTATTGCGATTTAGGAGCTTTTAACTCGTTTTGAATAGTTACTAATTTCTTAATCATATTTATTTATTTTAAGGGTTTAATTATTAATGCAAATATAATACTTTTTATTGGAATACACAAGCTTTTTGCTATTTATTTTTTATTAGTTGATGTTATACGATGTTAGCCACAATTAAATACTTTTAGTGTTTTTTCTATTGTTTTTTGTATTACATAAGTGTCTGTACCCTCAAGGAGAATGTATAGAGCAGATGAAGTTAATACCAACAGGCTTAGTTTTGGCATAATCTTCAAGAGCTTGGTATATTTCTTCTATTTCCCTTTTGCAGTCTATTGTTAAACTAAAGTAGTTTTCGTCTATAAATTCTTTTGGTGTCATTTGTTCTGTTTTTATTTATTAAGGTCTGTTTTTAATTCCGCAACTAACCATACCCAAGACCGTTGTA